CTTTCTACGCTGTTACTGTTTGGCTCCAGCTTGTGGTTAGCGACGTTAAACGGGTCACGCTGATTATCATAAATTTGCCATTCTTGTGTCGCGTTGGTACGTTTCAGCAAGACCCATGCAGGTTTAAATCCGGTAAAAACAAAGGTCCCATCCGTTGAGCCATTTCCAACGTAACTTGAAATTTTTGAGTAGCCTTCTACCTCTGCAAACACATAGCCGATTGCATTGCTGCTGTTGGCGTCCCTAGCAGAGCCAATCGAAAAAACAGTGCTGTTAAAGGTGTTAGCTCCCCAATACCCAGTAGTTTGTGCACCAGTAGAATTTAAGATAAGCCGATTTCCTAGCGTGATATCACTGTGAAAAACGCCCCAATTCGTACCTTGGTCGAGCGTTTTGACCCAGACCATTTTTGGGACCGCCCCAAGCCCATGCCCAACAGTGTAGTTGGCACTAGTGGTATGAACCCATTTAACAATAGAAAATCCTGCGGTCTGGTTTACAGAGACGGTGCTCGATACGCTTCCATCAGAATTGCTGCTGCCACTACCGTTAGCTTTCCATTGCCATGCCGCATATGTTTCAGTGTTGTTGTTAAGTGATGCTGATGAACCAATAGAAAATCCGTCTGAATTAAAAGCAGTGACCCCGCTGTTTGTAGCTTCAGCATTTGTAAGATTAGAGTAAATAATTTTAGTTGTCCCACGAACAGCATCGAATAAGGCATGGCTTTCAGCGGTAGATCGTCCTTTGCCCCAAACCCAATCTGGTTGAAATTGTGAATTTCCACTTTGTGTAATTGATTGCGTTGACCCGTTGCCCGTGTACAGGGTCGTTTGAAAATGCGCTGACGGGTCTGGGATTGTCGGATCTGCAAAGTTTAGAACGGTAAGCGAGTTGTAACCGCTGGGAGTAAATGTGAACGCCCCCGTCTGACCAAAATTGATTGAGATGTTTGCAGAGTTACCATTTCTAAAAACAGGAAAATACGGACCCGATGTCAGGCTGCTGAATGCCGTTCCGATGTCGTTCCCGTCGCTGTCAAAAAATTTCAGTGTCCCACCGTCAGCGTCAAATGCTATCCCAATCACATCACCCGCTGAAATCTCACCGCTTCCATAAGTTGTCGCCGAGCCGTTGTTGTATTTTTGTCCGTTCGTTAAATCCATCGCGTAACTATCTGCGGCTTGCCCCGGATACTGTGACCCGTTTGGAGTCGCTGCAATTCCCGCCATGGCGTTCGTTTGCGCGACCATCTGCCAAAACCACTTACCGCTTGACAGTCCAAACGTGCCGTATGCACTACTGACCCCTGCGTATCCTGACAGCGCAAGATTGCCATCAGTCAAAGTCATAGTCGCTGGAGTGATGAGAGGATTTAGTGTGCAATGGTTTGAGGTGGGCGAATCAAGTACAGAGTCGGCTGCGGTTAGGCCACTGCTGGTAAAATCGTTGCCGTTGCCACTGCTATCGTCACCTAGCGCAGAACTGTCTTGGCCTTTTAGGTGAAAGCCGTTAGTACCAAAAGTCAGCCCGCTAACATCTATAGGCACCCATTGGCCGGTGTCAGAATTAGTCTCGCCAAAACTGCTTGCATCTAATGCAGTACCATCCACCAACACAATCTCTGCCATGTAGGCGTCGAGCAAATCGTTTGCTCCTGATCCAGCAGTTTGCTTCCCGATGGTATGCTCGTCTGTACTGTTGATCTCGGTGTTGCCATAGTTTTGGGACGGGTAACTTTCCGTATCGTAAGCAGTAATTTTCGACCCGTTCACATATATTTCTACGCGGTCTGAAGCAGTAGATTGCGTGTCGTCATATTTCGCTACGATATTGTACCAAGCACCAGGGTCGCGAAAAACAGCGGTAGAGACAAGTTGCCAGGCATAGGAGCCATTCCAATCAGCGAAATGAATTTTATCGTTGATAAACGACAAAAAGGTAAAATCATTTGAATTTGAACCAGCGGATAAAATATTTCCGTGAGATGTCAGCCGACCACGTTTGATCCACGCAGAAAACGTGAAAGTGTTCCGATTACTCGCGCTGCTGGGTGTGCGGTCTAAATGAGCCGAGTCATCTTCATTAAATCGGATTGACTGGTCAATCGTAAACGACAGCTCACCACCAAAATGCGCAACAGGAAAAGTAAACATTGTTGTCCTTTACGAGAAGTTAAGCTGCGCCACACCAAACATGGACGAGCCATCGCTGACGAAGGTCAGAATGTCCACCGCATTGGCACCAGTTGATAAAGTCGGCTCAGTCCCGCCTGGAAACTTATAAGCTGACGCGCTGGTGTTCAGCGTGCGTGAGCCGGTGCCGTCCTGCTTTACAATCAGTATGTACGTTGCACCCGCGACCTGATTGCTTGGCGCATCAAGGGTGCGATTGCCTGCCAGCGTGACGCTTGCCACTTGGTTTTGCGACAAGTCCCAAGAGATGTTCGCGCCATCCGACAGCGCGGTCATGTTGAAGTTCTGCGTCTTCGTATATTCGCGTGCCGTGGCGGTCAGCACGTCGGACCCAAATAGTTCAGTCGTCGTGATCTTTTTGTGCGTCGTGGCGTCTGCGTCGTATATCGCGAACTCGTCAGCAGCGACCGGGCTTGCACTTAGACCAGATTGTCCGTTGATTGATACGGTGATTGTGCCGCTACCAGTGATCGTGCCGCCGCTGGCAAGGCCAGCAGTGGCGACCGACGTGACCGTGCCGCCAGAACCCGGCACAATGTTTGCAAATGTGATAGCAGTTGTGTCGAGCGTGCCACCAGTGTTTGACGTGCAGTGAAACAACTTGTCTGCGTTCGTGCTGCCTTCCTGGACGTGTATCAACGCGCCGGGATGTTCGTCGTATGTGTCGTACAGACTGTCACGGGCGGGGCTGCTACCAACGACGTAGATGCCGTTTTCAGCGGCGCTTGACTGGTCCTTGACCAGCACCAAGTCGTCGTCAGCCAAGGTCACGCCATCAAGTGTGTCACCATTGTTCAGCGCCGTTGCAATCGTAATATTTGCGGTGGTCGCAGCGCGGACGGTGTTGCGCTTTGCCAACCCAGCAAGCAGCCCATCGACATAGCCCTTCGTGGCGATTTGTAATGCGCTGCTGGGATTTGCCGCCATAGTCGAGCTTGCCGACATCGAACTGAACGTGCCGCCGGTGACGGTCTTGCCTGTAAACGTGACAGCAGACGGAATGCTGACAGTCGGGTTGCCACTGACGCCGTCGCCGTTTGCCAAGGTGATCTCGTTTGACGTGCCGGTAATTGTCCGCGGCTCTGCGCTGCCAGATCCAGCGTGGGCGATGATGCCATTCGCCTCTGTTGCCAGCAGGTTGGTGAACACCTGCGCTGGTGTCTGAAACTCGTAGCTAGTCTCGCCGCTGTTTACGCGGATCATCTTGAGCGACGCGCCAGACAGTGCGGTAGGCAGAATGATGCTGTCTACAACTGCAAGGGTGTTACCGTCTGAGCTAAAACCCAGCGCCTTACTCGCGCGCGCTGCCGCGTTTTCTGTAAACTCTGGCGTGGTGATCGAGTTGGTCTTTGATACCTTAAAAGCGCGATCCAGCTCCTCCTGCAGTCCCTGCGTGATAAACGTCAGCCGATCAAGGCCGTCTTCGTGGCTGTTGGCTGGGAACGGATCGTTCTCGACGTAGTCGGTGCCTTGCGTTAGCGCGAGCTTGCGGCGCAGCACGACCGTCTCGCCCGACGCCGGGATGTTGCCGCTTGTAAACGTGACAGTCCCGCCAGCGTCCGCGCCTGCCCCGCTGACGTTGTAGTGAGTGGTGAGCGTCTTGGTTGTCTCCACGCCGGTTGACGAGCGGATAATGACTTCCATCTCGCTGTCGGCAAATATCTTGAAAGTGTAGTTGAACGCTGCGGTAGATCCGTCGCCGCTTGCGCTGACTTTTGTGGTGGTGCTTGAAACGGTCATTCTTGCTCAACTCCTTGCGGTTGCGGCGCTCCTTCAAACGTCCGCAAAAATGCTGCGATGGGTTCTTTCAGTGCGGGGTCTTCTGCGGCGATGGCGGTCAGTCGCCCGAAATGAGCGCCGATGCCATTAGGGTTCGTGACTGGCGTAGTCAGCCAATTAATAAATTTTGGGCTGGTGATAAGTTTTGCTGAATATCTGCTGCCCAAACCACCAACTAGAAACGCGAATAAGGCGCCCGCACCCTGACCTGTACCCATTTCGGCAAGCCCAGTGCCTGCCCCTGTGAGGGTGAGATAGGTTATTAGCACTCGGCCTGTGTTCGACGTGTTAGCAAGTTTCTCCACACCCTTGAGCGAAGAGGCAACGTCCACAAGCGTGTCCAGCCCCTCGCGCATTTCGGCATACCTTTTGCCGCCAAAAAGCGCGTTTTTTGCTTCGGCTGACATCTTGCTCCAATTGGTCAGGAACGTGTTGACGGAGAACACTTCGCCCGTCGCGTCTTGCGCCCCTGGCCTTGCCAAGCCAATCTTTTCAAGAACGCTTGCTGCTACGGTGTCCCACTCTTCTGGCTCAAACTGATTGCGTAAGCGCTGCAAATTTGTGCCGCCATCACCCAAGCGAGACATGGCGAAGTTGTAGGCTTGCTCGTCAGTATCGAATTTGCCGATTTTGTTAAGTGTGACGGCCGCCGTGTTCATCCAAGCGCGAGTGTATCGATCAGCTACCTCCAACGCCTTGCGCGCTTCTGGCCCTGCCAACTTTGCAACCGCGCTCATGTCTTCAGTCAAAGCGCCGTATACCTGCCGCATGGCAGCATTTTGCGACCCGGTTGACCCAGCAAGTAAAGGCTCGTCTAAGTCTTTACCGATTGCCGTTCTAATTTGACGTAACGCACCAAACGTAATGGTGTCTTGGACAGCCGACTCCGTGGCATCCGTTTCAATTGTTTTTAAGGTATTGATCGCTCGACCGAGTGACCCTTTTAATGAACCGGGCGCTTCGCCTAGCTGGTTTTCAAGACTTTCCCGCAACGCACGGACAGCGTCCAGCGCGGCCGGCGCATCCTTGCCAATCAGATCAAATGCTTTTTCATACGCGGCGTTTTGCCTAGCTTCAAATCGACCCGCAGCGTTGCTGGCGGCTGTTCTGATTACCGAGCCTGCTTCCGCCTTCGACACAGGCGTGCCTATCTTTGCGACTGTGTTTTTTGCTGCTTGCGTGATTTGTTCGAGCACGCGCGTTGCTTGCTTCTGCACGACATCGCTGCTGAACGGTGAGGCTTCCAGCGCCTTCTCTAGGG